TTGTAGCCATTTTTTATTACTCCTTTAAGTTTTATATATTTATAAGATTAACCACCGATTTCTGAGAAAGAAACGTCAGTTCGAGCGGCAATAAAGTTCAATTGAATGTAATTGATAGACCTTGCTGGTTTAACATAAATGTCTCCAACAAAACTATTCGTATCAATAATCTGTCCAGTATTATTTGAACTATCACAAACTACCTTAAAGTCAGTAATACCTCGTCTACCCTGTACTTCTCTCAAGAAAGGAGTAACCATATTAACAAACTGTGAACGCGTAAACTCATCATTGAACTCAAATAACATTGCTTTAGCAGCAATACTAATTGCTTTTTCCAAAACAATGAATAATCTTCGTACATTAATACGATCAAATGCACTTGGAACTGTCTGCATTGTCTTATCACCCCAAAGAACTACACCAGAGCCTCTTTGTGTAATAATAGGATTAATGCATAAAGGATACATGGTATCACGGTCTGCTTTAGTAGCTTCCCAAGATAATTTAACAACATTTTTAACTGTACCACGATTCAATCCGGCAGGTGACCACCAAGCATCATTCGTGAAATCTGTTCTTGCACACAATCCAGCAATGTCACCGTTCATTGGAACATAACGGAAAACATCATTGTATCTGTCGTACTGATATTTCCATGCACCATCCATAACTGCATAACTTGAAGAACCAAGAGCAGTATTGTCTGTGGTTAAGTTAGCAACTTGTGCAGTACCAGCATTTACTACTGAAGCTTTTGCAGGTGATACAAGAGCAATACAATCTTTTCTTACAGATGTAATATTATCAACAATCCAACGACCTGTCGTAGTTGATGCAGGTCCACCCATAACGAGTGTAACATCTACAACTTCAGGAGTTACATAAAGATTATATGCAGCTTGTAATTCACCATCTGTTAAAACATTATCATCAACACCAAGTGTTAATGAACCACCTGGCATTTGTAATGCATGAGTAGCACCATTGATTCGATTAAATGTTGTATTTGCTTTTGCAACACCAGCATGAGAATTACTATCTACTGTGGTTGCAGTTAATTGAGATGCAAGTCCCAACCAAATATATTTTGATTCATTTCTAAGTACATTACCAATGTAATTAGAAGAACCATCAATTCTTTTTGCATCAGATGCTTTACTTACGAAAGCATGTCTTTCTAATACTTCACCGGGTGTTCCTGTCCATAGACCATCTTCATCAACAACTAGAACGTGCATTTCATCCAAAGAACCACCAGAATTACTAACATCAGTTGATGTTCCGGGAGCTCTATCAAAGTTGGCTATGAATAATTGTTGGTCGGCTGTTCTTGCACTTAAAGCAAGTGCTGCGATTGTTGCCCAACCAAAACCATCTACACAAATAGCTTTTAAACTATTTCCCAACACACCGGGATATTTTGCAACAAATAATTGATCGGTGAATGTATCACTATCATAATCAGTTGCGTTGTTTACATTTGCTGCTGTACCAGCATCAGTATCACCAACTACTGCGTTCTTTGCAGATGTTCCAACATTTCTAACAACCAAAAGATTATTAGAATATGCAAGATAATTAGAAGCTGTGTGAAAATATTCTGCTGTATCATCATTTGGTTTGCCAAATGTTTCTACTAAATCGTTTTCTGTTGTGATTCTTGTTCTTTCTAATACAGGTCCCCATTGAAAACCACCACCAATCGCACCGATTGATGTTGCAACATTGGGAACAACTGTAGTAAGATCAATCTCACTAGTATTAATTCCTGGGCTTACTTGAAACGGCATAACTTTTCTCCTTTACAATAATTGCATTTTTTATATTGATATATGGGTCATCAAATTTTCATTATTTGTTATTTTACTTTTGTCCAAACTGTTCCGATTGAATCGACTTCATATTCTTGTTGATTTAATCCATTATCAATAATACCGAAAGGTGTTGTCAAATCTTCAATTTCACTTAATTGATTTTTATAAAGATTATCTCTAATATTTTGACTTGATAATTCTTTAAAATACTGTTGATCGACTAGCCATGCAAATAAAACCAATGTCATTACTAAATCATCATTTGCTCCTTCTTCTGCTGAGAATGTATCAGCACTCGAAACAAATGTTGCTAATTCTGAAATAATATCATAATCTGGTATTAGAAGTTTATCATCTTCTATTAAAGCTTTTAAATTAGAACAACCTATCTTTTTCATAGATTTTGTTGTTCTAACACCAAATTGTGAGTCTCTTTTACCACCAACAAAACCACTAAGTTGCTGACCATGCCTTCCATACCACGCTGTTGAAAACAAGTTTTCGTATTCCAAATCGTGATGAAGGACATCAGAAACCTGCGATCCTATATCATTTACTTCAATAAGAATATAAGCATCATTATACTTCTTACCTATAATATTTATAATATTTGGAAACACCAAGGGAGCAACCGTATTACTTCTATATTTTGCCACAATTTTGTACGGAATCTCAGTAATATCAAATACAGTAAAGGCAGAATAGTCAATTCCCTGTCCACGAGCCACATCAACTGTTATAATATAAGAATGGCTCGGATTGACCTCCTCAAACACATCTACATCACTTCTTGTATATACTGGATTACTATACGATAATTCTTGTAATTTTTCATATGAAACAAGTGTATTTGAAGAACCTAGAAACTCTGCTTCATATTCTTGCCGAAACGCATCTGCACCAATAGTTGATTCAATTTTTTGCTTCCATTCTGGGCCACGATCAGGAACTGCTGTCCAATGTACTTTGAAGGGTATAAAATCATTTGTACCATTTTCAGCATCATTCCAATACTTGTGAAACATATTGAAACCATTCGGTGTCGATACAATAATAACTTTTGTCTCTTTACCAGATGAAATCGTTGGATAAACAGACCGAATAAACTCATCTGCTATATGCCTTTGTACATGGGCAAACTCATCTAGTAAAATTGTAGAAAAAGAAAATCCACGAATTGCACTTGATGATGTGGAAGAAGCAATAATCTTACTTCCATTTTCAAGTTCTAAACTACCTTTGTTCCATTCTTTCAAACCTTGTTGAAGAAACTTTGGAAGATGTTGATAAGCTATCTGAATACGATTAAGTAGTTCTCTTGCTGTTGCAGCTTTGTTTGCAAGAATACCAACAGTTTTAGATTCATTAAAAAGAACATAATGTAATAACCAACCAAGTGTAGTGGTTGACTTACCAACCTGTCGGCCAGTCTTTACAATAACATTTCTGTTGTCGGTTAAGGTGTTTATTAAATCTTTTTGGAAGGGAAAGAGGGTGAAAGGAATTAAGCCTTCGTCAACATGAACAATCTTTACATATTTTTCCAAGAAATATACAATGTCATCACGACAAGTTATAAATTCTTCAATATCTTCTTTTGTAAAATTATGTTGAACATCTGCTTTCTTCAGCAGAGAGTTCCCTAAATATTGGTCACTCATAAATTACCTATTTATTTTTATTCAATAGTTTTTGCAATTCAGCTGTTGAACCTATGAATAAAGAATTATTAACTGTTGAAGGATCTTTTGTATCTTTCTCAATTTCTTTTTTTGTTTTCTGTAATTGCAAAAGTTCTTTTGTTGTATTAGTCAAACCAGAAATTAATTGAGTAACAACTTCAAACGCTCTAGGATTTTCTGATTCTTTTGCAACTGCTAATAATTCATCAAGAGCATCATTACCTTTATCTAAAAGTGTATGATACTGTTCCTGAGAAAATTCATACTCAGTCGTCAAATCTTTTGTGTTGACTTCAACATCAGGTGATTGGTTTTTTTCTTTTTTAACTAATTCACCACTAATGTTAAGAACTTTATTTAATTTTTCTACGGTATCTTGTTTCATAAATCAGTAATTGTTTTTGTAAATCCGAAATCATCATCAGCATCAGCTGTTAGTGGATCAGGTTTAATATCAATATTCACATCTTTCTTGTCATTCATATTAGCACCTAAATTAACATCAACTTCTCGTATAATACCTTGGTCAACAGTTCTTCCATAGATATGACCTTTAACAGTAAAAGTTAAAGTATGTATTAAAGCTCGTCTTGTTAAAAAATCACCTTCATATGAATCTTCAGTTGTTACACCAGTTAATATAATTGGAATATCTCGTTTAACTCCCATTGTAGACATTTCATTCATAGTGACTTGAAATTCTGGTGTAAAGTATGGAAGTATTTGTTCCAGAATTTGTGTTCCGTCATCACTATACTTTACCATAATACTTAAAGTAATATTAAAATCATATGGAACAGGATTATACATTCTAGTTAAATCAGTAGTGCTTCCTGTTTTTACTTTTTTAAATTTCTTTGTGGTCTGTAATTTTCTTGCAGGGTCATAAGCATAATCAGTAATTTCAAATGACATTCTTGGTAATGTTATTGAATGTGTTAAAGATTGTTGGTTGAGTTTACTTAAAAACTTTTCGGAGGGCCCGTAAGCAATAGGAATTTTAAATTCACGCTCAGTAGTTCCATCAGACTTCAATCGTTTTACAGAAATATCATTGAATACTGTTCCAAACAATACTACAATATTTCTTATATTTTTATTATATGAATGATAACCAAACATTATAAGTCTCCTTCACTCCACGGATCTAATTCTGTAAAATCTAATACACTATCTCCATCTGTTTCAAAAATCTTATTATCAGCATATGGAACTGTTGGTAATACTTGATCGTCAACTGTTCCTTGGTCATAATATGCACCACTTGTTACACCAGTAACTTTCTTCGGTGCGGCAAATGTACCAGAGATATTATTAACTCTTAATGTTTTAGTAGTACCATTCCATGAAGCAACAGTACCTGTTGCAGTTGCAGTAGCAAGACTAACACCTTGATATATTTGTTCGTCAACTATAAAGTCACCAGAACCACCAGTAGCTGTTAATACCAAATCTATAGCATATGCATTTTCTCTTTCAACTTTATCAACATCTGTACCAGTAGCAATATCTTCTTCACCATATTGAAATAATTCACAAGTTAATTCAAAAACATAATTCTTTCCAACTTGGTAGAATGGTTGTTCATCTTCAACAAACTTAATTTCAAATGTACCTTTTGAATGTGGAAAATATATTAAATCACCTTCAAGTGGTTTAGTCATATCTGTTGCAAACTTAAATGAGTCTGCGTGAACAACTAAAATAAGTTCATCACGAATATCTAAACCAAACTTAGAAACAGCATCATCAGGTCCACCAAAATTATCAGTAGATTTAACATACATTTCAATTTCATATGCATTACTAAATTTAGACAAAACATCTTCATTCATTACTAAATCTTCTTTAACAAGAGTTCTAGGCAGATACATTACATCTATACCAGCCTGTTGTATAACCTCTCTGTTAATTTCGTTTAGTAAGTTTTGGTCTGCTAAGAAATTTTGAAAATAAATATTAGAAGCCATAGATTACCCTATAATTCCATCTGGAGGAAGTTCATATTTCATATTCATTTCTTCTTCAATTTTTGTAATTTCTTCTGTAGCTTCAGTAAATATAGTTTGTCCATCTAATGAAATACCACCCGGTAAAGTAACACCAGTAAATTTCTTTAAGTTACTTCCCCATTGTTGTTTGATTAATGCTGTTGCATATTTTTTCAAAAACATATCATTATATACTTCGGTGTATGTAGCCGGATCAAGTATTCTATATGCTTCTATAATAAGAATAGTTCCTACTTTAAATTTATTAGACCAATCTGTTTCCAAATATATTTTATTTTGTTTTCGATTAAACATCAATGTAGGTTGAACACCAAACAAATTTTCTACTAATGAAAAATTAGTCTGAGACATAGCCCAGTTAATCATTGTAGAACTTCGGAAATGTTCTAAATCATTTAATCGTAACTGAAATTCTTCATTAAAGAAACCCGTTTGAAAAGCATTAAAGTTTGGAACAGGTAATATACGAAGCACACTAACAATAGGATCTGCAGCTGCAATATATTCATTGTCAATATCAGTCTGTGTCATTGTATGCTTTAGAAAAACTTTCTCTACACCATCAAAATGATACTCTTGAAAAAATTCAATCGCATCATCAATACGATCAGAAATTTGTTCGTCATCAACATTAATTTCTGTTACTGGTGCGCCGAGCCTTCTTAAACAGTAATCAATAAGTCCTTGCCTAGTAGTTATAGCCATATGATTATCCTAATGCTACAGCCATTACAATTGCTTTGGCAGTTGCTGTGGCTTCTGATATACCTGCTGCATTTGCAACTTCTACAACAGTTCCACCAGAGTTTCTAACATAAAGTTTTTGATCTGCTGTATTAACTGCCATTTCACCAAGTGCTAAATCACTAGTACCGGGTACTGCTGATCCTGTTTCACTTTTCTTTGGTTTTATTACTATTGCCATCTACTTTATCCTCTGTTGTTGTTTCTTTTGCTTCTTCTTGTAAAGTAAGTAACTTTGCTTCTAATTGAATATTCAATGCCACACTATCATTCAATTTCGTTTGTAAAACATTAATTAACTGTTGTGCATACTTTAAATCTTTTTGTGTCTGTTCCATAATTTACTCCATTATAAGGTTATTATAAAAATTAGAATGTACCACCATCTATCGTGTTTGTCCATGCAGGTGTTCCTGAATTACTATAAAGAAAATATTTATCAGTACCTGCAGCTGTTACAGCAATTGCACCAGCACCATTACCATAAAGAATACCATTAGAGGTAAATGATGCAGCACCAGTTCCACCAAATCCAACTGTTAATTGTGCAGGTGTTGTCCAAGTACCACTTGTTACAATACCAACACCAGTTGAACTTGAAGTATCAATTGCGGTTCCACCCTTTGCTGCACTAATTGCTGTTGCGTTCCAAGTACCAGTTCCAATAGTACCTAAAGTTGTGATTGCAGTTTGTCCAGCCCATGCAGTATTAATACGAACTTCATCACTTACAATAGAAATACCTGTTCCAACATTAACTGCAAGTGTATTAGAAGTTTTTGTAAGTCCATCACCTGCTGTAATTTGTCCAGCACCAGAGAACTGTGAAAACTCAACGGCAGTTGAACCGAAAGTAATTGCAGTATCCTGAGTCATTACATAACCATTATCTGCATTTGCAGAACCTTGTTCAACAAAGAAGAATACACCAGAACTTAATTCACTTGCTGTATCTGCATCAGTAGCTCTTGTCAATACTAGAGTTGCACCAACAGCACCAGCAGTAGATACATAGTAAATACCATTTTCAGTTGCAGGACTTTGATCTTTAACAAGTACCCTATCATTCAGAGCAAGGTTTACACCGTCAATAGCAACGACACCATTTCCTGATGCAGTTAATGTAGCACCAACACCAGATGAACCATTTGCATAAGTCCATGAAGAAACATCAGCAGTAGTTGCAACTTTAACTGAATCTTTTACTTCCAAACCTGACCGAGTATTATCAACATAAGTTTTTACTGCCAATGCAGATGCAAGAGTAGTATGTGTTCCAGCCGTACTTGATATATCCGTATCAATAGCTGTTATACCATCTAACAGATTCAATTCAGCTGCTGTTGATGTTACTAATGTTTCAGAACCAGAAGCACCAATACTTAAAGCTGCTGTCTTAACAGCATCAATATGAGAATTACTGTCTAATACAACTGCTTTACTTGCTTGTGCGGCACCTGCTGTTGTTACATCTACATAATTCAATTCAGCAGTCGTTGCAGTAACACCATCAAGTTTATTTAACTCTGTAGCATCTGCGGTAACACCGTCAAGTATATTTAATTCAGCTGCAGTTGATGTTACTTGTGTTGCAGAACCAGAAGCACCAATATGAAGATTTGTCATCTTCATAGTATCAATATGTGATGAGGCATTTAATACAACTGCTTTACTTGCAGTTGCAGTTCCGGGTGTAACATCTACATAATTTAATTCAGCAGTCGTTGCAGTAACACCGTCAAGTTTATTAAGTTCTGCACCTGTTGCTGATACTAATGTTTCTGAACCAGATGAACCAATATGTAAAGCTGCAGTTTTAACAGCACTTGTATGTGCATTAGCATCTAATACGACAGCCTTACTTGCTGTTGCTGTTCCTGCTGTTACATCCACATAATTCAATTCAGCACCTGTTGCTGTTACTAATGTTTCAGAACCAGAAGCACCGAGAGACAAAGCTGCAGTCTTAACAGCATTAACAGCTGAATTAGAATCTAAAACAACAGCTGAACTTGCTGTTGCAGTTCCGGCAGTATGGTCTAACATATTCATAAAGACAGAACCACCAATTATAACTGCGGCATTAGAACCTGCTTTTCCATCAGGATGTCCTATAAATAATTTACCAACACCAGCTTCATTTCCACTACCATCACCAGCAGCATAACTATAAGTCAACTCACCAGCGTCAATCGTTGATGTTGCACCACCAGAATTAGACGTAGGGACAGTTGAAGTAACTGTTCTTTTAATTTGAATAATACTCATTCTACCTCTCCTTTATTGTTAAGTAATCTGTCCACCATCAATAGTCATACTACCCCAAGCCGTTGCAACATATTTGGAAGTTGAAGCATTCCAAAGTAATATACTTTCATCTACAATATTTGAAATATCAACATCACCCATGTCATTAATATTTGTTCCTACTAACGCTGATGTAACACTTATAGTTCCTGCCGGATCTCCACTAGTGGTTGATTTAACAACACCACCAGAATCGGAGGATACTTTAATAACATCACTTGTATCACCAGTAAAATCTTTTTTGATAATTACATTTGCCATTTATTATGCCTTTGTAACATTGGGTTTAATGTGTATTTTTCCTTCCATAACTCTAGTAACTGTTCCTGCACTATTTGTAATCTCAACATCATAATAATAATAACCAGCTTTAATCGCTGCAGTTTGTGTTGCGGTTAAAGACATACTAATCCTACCTGAAGTATAAGGTGATGCTAATGTAGTTGTAAATGTATGATAATTAGTAGATGTATAATTTTTTCTTATTTGTGAAGCTACTGTAAAACCAGTAAGATTCATAGGTGTTGTACCATCTGCCTGATATACAGTAATATCATTGGTATATGTAGTACCTTGATCTATTGTAAGATTTAATATTCCCGCCATGTTGTTTCCTTTTTACTAATATTTATAAGACAATATCGTTTAATCACCCCATTGAATAAAAACTCTTGAATCATTATTTGATACTAATGGATTGAGTATTTCACCTATTTCTTTTACAAAAATATCTTTTGTAATTTTATTTACTTTACGATTAAGATGTTCTTGTTCGTTTTTATACCCAAAATCTTTATAGTTTCCACCTACTATTTCATATGAAAATGATACTTCATATTCTAATGGATTGTTGAGTTTCTTAGCGTATACATCTTTAAAGAAAAAAATAACACCAGCAAACTTTCCATGTTTAATTTGAAAACAACATAATGATTTTGATATAAAGTTACTCAAGGTTTTGGATGTTTCTCTTTTACAGCTTTTAATTTTGCAGCCATATCTTCTGGAAAAGCACCAGCATGATAGAGTGCGTCTAATTGATCTCCCATGTCAGGATAATCTGCTTTTCGTTTTCTTGCGTATTCTTGACTGTCCCATTCTGCTTGAAGTCTAGTCATTTCGGAGGCTATTTTAGTTTCATCAAGCACAACTACATTCCCATCTTTATCCCAAGCATCTCTCTCAGCGTTTATTGTAACTACTGTAGGATGCGTATTTATTATTGCTAAATGTCTGTCCATAGTTACACTCCTATTTCCATTACAATTAAAGTAGATACATTTCGAGAGTGTTGTGTCGCACTATCTTCCTGACATCTATTAATGAAAGCATAATTTGGTGAACCTTCCCCCTTAATTTGCAATTTATAAGTGAGAGCAGAAGTTGAATTTGGGCTATCAATATACATTGGTGAAAAAGAAAAAGTTGCGTGAGTATGATCTACGGCATAATTAGCATAAACACTTTCAGGATTGCCCCCACTAGCATCTCCAACGACTACATTAGTGCTACCCCGAACTAAATTTATTTTTATAGTTGCTCCATTTTGTCCACCGTAACTAACAGACCCTGTAATGAGAATTTTAGATGTTGTTGCAGAAGGAGTGATTGTGGCACTCAGACTTGGGATATCAATAAAACTCGTTGACTGTGTAGACATTACATCCGTCTTTACTGCTTGAACAACCTGTAAAATTTTTCCACCACCTGCAGCTGCCCAAGTACCATCACCTCTTAAAAAAACTCCATTGTTAGCAGTACCAGAACCTAATCGAGCAGTTGCTACTGTACCACTTGCTAGATTAGTTGCATTAAGGGCAGTAAGATTAGCACCACTCGCTGCCGGTAATGTACTAGGAAATCTAGCATCAGGAACTGTACCACTACCAAGATTGGTTGCATTAAGTGCTGTTAGATTAACACCACTAATTGCGGGTAGAGTTCCTGTTAAGTTAGCTGCTGGTAAAGCAGTTAATCCACTACCACTTCCAGACAAACTATGTCCTGACTGAATGGTTATAGTAGAGCCACCCTGTCCAGCTATGGTGTCGGCTGAGACTTTGGAATTAGGTCCGTCAAATTCAATAGGCATTTATTATTCCTTTGGGAATTTATCTTTTGTTGTTTTAATTGTTGCCTTCCATCCATCAATACCATTATGATAAAGGTCATCTAATTGATCTTGAATACTAGGATAATCTACAGCTCTATCTCTTTGATATTTATTAGTTTTATATTCGGCTTCGTAAGCATCTTGAGCCGTTTGAATTTCAGACGCAGAAGGTTGTGGTTTATCAGAATGCCAAAATTCAATATAAACTCCTTTACCATCCGAATCATCACGCAACTCAAAGTCTGCTGGAGTAAAGCCTAATCTTAAAAGTCCGTAATACATAATTATTTTTCTCCTTATCCTATTTTGAAACCCCAAAAATTTGTAAATCTTTGATTACCACCATCATTGGTAAATGACCTAACTGTTCCTGTACCAACAGCTTGTCCATAGACATCAATATAATCCCCGACTGCAAGTGTTGCTATCATAATTGCCTGATCTGCCCAATGAACTCCACCATTAGTAGAAGTATTAAAACTCACACCATAACCACCATAATACCAAGAACCATTTTTATAAAATTTAGTATATACTTGAGTTAAATCACCGTTTGAATCGTGAAATGATAAGTTTGCTCCAATTATATAATCTCCAGCCTGACCTGATGGTACGGTAAACCGACTATTTGAATAACCACCACCATGCGCCACTCCTCCTGTCGCAGGGAAACCTGTAATTCTTGTAACAGTTCCAGATGTAATTGTTTGGTCTGAACCAAAATCAGCCCACCATCTAGGACTATTACCACCAGCAGCATCCTCAAACGCAGGAGGACTTCCTGCTCCAGTAGAAGTAAGAACTTGT